AGGTGATGATAATAGAGAGATTAGCGCGCTATGACGCGCGCCCCCGCCCCCCCTATGACCCGCGTCAGTAGCTCGTGCCTGGGTGCGTCTCGATAATGGGCCAGTTTCCGGTTCGTTTTGAGAGGCAAGAGACTTTGAGTCTTTCGTTAGTCGTTTGCTAATTGCGACAGTTGCTAGGCTTCCACCTTTGCGTGCAGAACTTGTGGCAAACGGAGGGCAAACTTTGCCATGGATTTGCGGAAAAGCTTAACAAGGATTCGCGTTCACTACTTGGTACAGTTGCGCCTGTTATGTATTTGCTTCAATCTCACGAATTCTTTTTTTGCGACTCCATCGCGAAATGCATTGTTTTGATAATCCATTATCATTAAGCTTTCGCCATCCTCTGAAAACCCTAATTGCAGATTTTTAAAGTTTTTCTTGCAATGTCGCGTTTTGTAGTTTATTGCTTATTCCATCCAACGGGGCTTTCCCGTTTCAATCACACACAACAAAAGGACAAGACAATGAAGATATACGGACATCAACACGCAAAACTCTTAATCGCTGAACTTGAGGCATTCGAGCAGAACCACATTGACGATAGCAATCACAATTGCCCCGAAGTCGAGGACATCCAGGCGGCAATCAAGGACTTGCAAAAGTTTGAAGTAGATGAGCAGCACGGTTTCCCCGTCGAGGACGTAAAGGAAGTCCTTTTTTCAAATGAGCAAGAGAGGATACTTTCTTTAGCCAATGATAATCTGGACTTAATTGACGTTCCTGGTGACTTTTCCGAAATCGTTTCCTACGTTCGCAAACTTGAAAGCGATGCAGGACTTTCTTCGGATACTCCGGTAGAAAATTACTTCGGGGCAACGGACAGTGACCACTTCCGTTACCTTGTCATGCATGAAATGAGCGATTGCACTGGATGGCGTGAAGCTGTCGAGGTCATGCTTTTTGGTTAATCAAAGAAAGGACAAGACAATGAACAATCCAATCCATCAATCCATCCTCATCATTTGCAAATACCATGGCGCAACGAATACTCGCGGTTCTCGCGTAAGTTTCCGTCTTGGTATCCCTGACAGCAAGGCACATTTCATTTCGTACAATTACGAGTTGAACAGCATTTACGAAATGGTCGCGCATCACATCGAACAAGAATTCGGTGCCATCCCATTGTGGCACGTGCAGAACAAAGAAACGCCTTCCCTGGTGTACGCATGGGACGCAAAACTAGTCGAATTCGTTGGCCTCAAGTAAACTACCAAACACGTCAATACACTATGACATACGACATTCTTATCTTACTCACCCCTTGGCTACCCGTCTTTTGGGTAATGCATCAATCCATCATCAACAGTTAAAACTATGAAAACTCTTATAGAATATATCAAACAAGATGCCGATTTACCCTTGATTCGCAATGGCCTTGAACTTGGACGTTGGGACATTCCGCAAGTAATTGAGCGAACGTCTCAATATTGGCAACGCGAATTGATTAAAAGCAAATGGTATAAGGCGAATCACAAGGACATCGCACTTATGCTTGAAACGGTTGAAACGAATGAACGTGAAGCCGTTCAGTTCCTCAACGGAGGACAAGACAATGGATAATTTAACTGAACGCGAACGGGTCTTACTTTGGTTCCTCAAAGGGAGGGCGAAGTAATGGAAACTTATAAAAGCTTTACATGGCAACGCCATACAAACGGAGTCCTCGACACCTTGGACATATGGAACGGTGACAGTGTTTTATCGCAAAACCCGCACTTGTGCATGATGGACGAAAACAAACACCGTCTTGCTATCAACCTACGCGCTTGTTTCGGTTTCCTGACGCTGCATAAAAGCACGTTGCTTGCCTCGGCTATACTCAAAGGAAAGGCGAAGTAATGGCCCTATATAAAATGTCCGAACTCGCGCCTTTAGCCATGGCCGAAATCAACGCAATTATTCGCCTTGCCAGTGACAAGGAGAAACTGCCGCCAAGCGCGGGTCGAGGATCGACCACCGTTAAGGGGAAACGCGCGAGGCGAGCTATGCAACTTGAATTACAATTACAACAATCAATCAGGAGAAACTAAGATATGAGAATAAAACTAAAACAAACTTTTCACAGCGCATGGGGCAATCGTTGGACGTGTTCAACGGCAATTGACACGCTTGGAATACATAAAAACGAAACCGTGCAACGCAACGGACATTTGAAGACCAAGAAGGACTTGGAATGGGTAAAGGCCATCATGCTTGAGCGCATAAGGAGAAACTAAGATATGAAATTCTATTCCATGACATGGTGCAATTGTGAAGATATTAGAGAATTCGCAATGTTTACTAACAAAGCTGAAGCGCAAAAGAAGCACAATGAACTTAAACGTGACGAGCAGGAAGGTGGTATATATGCAAGCACTCATGTAACCGACATTAGGATACACCACTTGAATAAACTGACGAAAAAAACTGTCGTGAGGCTTTTTGAAAACGCGACGCAATAAGTAAACGCATACTAAGGAGAAACTAGAACCATGAAAATTACAATTGACGAAATAGCCCAAGCGGAAACCGGGCTTGTTGAAATAGAAAAAGAAATAAGAGAAGCCAGGTTCTATGAAGACATAGAACGTGAGAAATACATGCTAAAAGAAAAACTGGAGACACTAAAGTTTTTGGCGTCAGCGGAAAAGCAACAATCAATCAGGAGAAACTAGAACTATGAAAATTAAAGAACAATTAAAACGCTATGCATCGAAAAAAATTCAGCTTGGGAGACTCAAAGACGAGGACTTACTCGATGCGTGCGACCTGCACGAACTTGGCCTTACAACTTTATCCAAGGGCCGAATCATAACTTTGACCCCCAAAGGTGTTGAGGAATTGAAGAGACTGGAAGGGGGGGAAGGATGATTCAGGTTCGTTTAAAAGGTTTCTTCCGCATAAAGTCCGTTCGATCGAAACTTGCGAAAGCCCACGCAACTTATGTTTCAAGCAATGCCGGATCAATCGACTACTATTTGAGCGACGTCGACATTGACCCGAATAGAGGTCGAAGAATCATCGAACTCGGTCGGTTCGTTATCAATCGCAGAAACAAAGAAGGGGGGGAAGGATGATTCGCAAGGCAACTTTTTCAAAGTGGTGGAAAGTCGGAGGAATTTCGATCTATGGAAAAAACGAAGGAGAGAATTGCAAGATCGCGGAGATCGAAACCGATCGATTCGATTTTCAGAAACAAGACGTCGATGACTGCGCTCGCCTAATCGCGGCAGCCCCTGAGTTGCACGCCCAAGCGAAGGTCCTTGAGCGGTTACTTACAGAGCTTGCAATGCAAGGAGAAACGGGGACGGATGAAGCACTCGAAGAGGTACGCGAGATCCTCGCAAAGGTAGACGGGGGTGAAGGATGAGCGAGGAGATTACAAAAGACAACGCAAGCAAACTTGGTGCAACTTATTACAGAACCGTTCAAGAGGCTTGCGAGGAAACGCGGAGAGATCAAAATCACTCTGCATTTATGGAGGCTGAAAAGGAGAAAGCTTGGGGCGATGGTAAAAAAGATAAATACAAGAGATTGTATAAACAATCTAGTGATTACACCCTCAATGTTTCAGTCAATCGGCGTAATATTATGATTTCTAAGCACGATTGCAAGGTATGGGCTGACCCTATCGCCGCAGATGGGAGAAAAAGAAGCGGCGAATTGATGGTCACACATGTTGATTGGCCGGACTTTATGGCGAGAAAATACAGATATGAAGATTCACTTGTTTTTACATTTAGTGACGAGCGGGGCGAGGTATTAGTGAGAAACCTCTTTTACAAGGTAGACGGGGGTGAAGGATGAGCGGTCAACCTACTGAAGAGGATTATCATGACGCGCTTGCAAACTTTCAAACTCCGGTGCGTGGATCAAATGACCAGGAGTATCAAATCTACCTTGATTGCGCGGATGACGGCAAAGGCGGAGACATAACGAGAAACGGGGAACCGTTGCTCACGTTTGACGAGTGGCTCGCCAGGTAACAAACTTTTGTTCTAGTCCTATGCCAGCCCTCGCGGGGCGGGATACCTCGCGGGGGCTTTTTATAGGGCTTGAACGGACAACGACAAAACACTAAGGAGAAACGGCCCTAACCGCACCCTCCTGAATGAGGCCGGATCTCTTGCCTGACTTCGCCCAATCCCTTAAGGCACCTTAAAAGGCGTTGGGGCATTCATGCCCGTTCTTACCTATTCAGGAAAAGAAAACGCCTTTTAGGTGCCTTCTTGCGTCTTTAAAGTGCCTTTCCGTATTCTTGTGTAGTCCTACCATGACGGTTGCGAAGGAGAAACGGGTGATTCGTCATTCAATCTGCTTGGAACGTGGGTCGAGAATCGACCTACGCTTTTGTCAAACTCCGCTAAGACGTATCCGGTTTCCCCGTTTCGATTCTTTGCGAGGTGAATTCTAATGATGTCCTTTGAAGGAGAAACTTCCTTTTCCTTGGATAACAGCATGACGCAATCCGCATCTTGTTCGATGGACCCGGACTCACGCAGATCCGATAATGCGGGTTTGCGGTTTTGTGCTTCCAGGTTTCGGTTGAGTTGGCTTAACGCGACTACGGGCAAGTCAAGCTCCAGTGCTTGGGCTTTCATGCTACGAGAAATTGCGCTCACTTCCTCATGGCGGGAGGAGAAACCGGGAGAGGTTAAGAGTTGAAGGTAGTCTATGACTGCCAAACCTAGTTCTCCCTCCAAGCGTTGCTGAGCGAGAAACGCGCAGAATGCCTCGAGGGTTGCTTGGTTATCGTCCTTGAAGGTAATCGGCCAACCTCGTAACGCTTTGACTGTTTGCTCGATCTTCTGCCTGTCGCTGTGGGAGAGACTGCCCTGTGCGGTTGGACGGGAAACTCCGCTCACGGAAGTGAGCAACCTACCCGCGCATTCCGGTGCTGTCATTTCGAGACTGGCGTAAGAGGAACGGATCCCCTTTTGTGCTGCTTGGATTGCTAGGTGTATCGCAAGTGCGGATTTTCCAATACCTGGTCTTGCGGCAATCACGTACAAGCTTCCGTTTTTCAAACCTCCTTGAAGATGTGCATCCAGTTTGTGAAACCCCGTGGGGATTGCGGAGACACCACCTGCATCGATATTGTAAAAGTCCGCTTGTGCTTGGGTGGCCGCATCTTTGAGAGAAACCTGTCCTTTGCGTTTACTGAGTGCCTTGGCTACGGAGTGGGTAAAGGAGGAAGCAACCTCCTCTGCTGTACCACCCTCTTTGATTGTGTCTTGTGCCTTGAGTATCGCCAATTCGATTGCACGGTGGTTGCGATGTTCAATGAGGTAATCAACGTACCTCTCAATTTGTCCGCCTCCGTATTGCTCCGAAATAAAAGTGACTGACTCCGCCAAGGATGGTTCCGCAATGAGGATGTCTATCTCGTTGCACTTTGGGGCGAGCTTACCGATTGCCTTGAATATGCGTTGCCTTTCGGGGGATGAGAAATCTTGGGGGGTTAGATGCTCAAGAGCGGTAGCCGATCCTCGGCCCGACTCATCACGCATGGATGCGGCAAGGACCGCAATTTCCGCCAGGTCGTAATCCATCTTAGAATTCGTTCTCCTGTTTGGTCTGCAAAATCTGCGGGTAGTTTTGCGGGAGGTAACCGTTGACCGCTAATGCGAATGCCTTGTCCCAATTTACGTACCGGTAATCTTTTGCTTCCGCTTGGGCTTTGAAAAACCTAACTGCTTTTTCTTGGTCCACTCCCGCCTCTTCGCAAAT